GACAGCTTCAAGGCCTAGAATATCTGGATTAGATTATTACAGAAATACGTTTTTTGACCCTTTTGAGTTTAGAGGATTAGTGGATAGACAAAATGTAGACTTTAATCCGTACTCTCAGAACTATATGAACCAATATCAAAGAAACCGAATGAATAGATACAAAGCTCCTGTTATGGTGACTCCTACCGAGGAAGATAGAAAAAAATATTTCTCGAAAGATAAACCCCAGTTATTTTCATCAGGTGAGCAATTTTTTAAAAACACCCAACCTTTTAATCCATATTCACAACAACAACTCTCGCCAATGGGAGGTGGTAAAGGAGGTAGGCCAAGTGGTACAATAGGAATGGGAGCCGCACCAGCGGGAATAGGTGGTAAACGATAAAGGAGATTTAAATGGAGGTAGCAGGCTACATAAGACAGCAAATAGAGTATTCAGAAAGACTCTTCAATGCAATGAAAGAAGATGCCAGCAAAAGACAAGATGATTTAATTAAACATTATGAAGTCAGCGGAGAGTTAGTAAAAAGTTTTATGACTAAACTCAATGAAAGAGACGAAGAAATTAAAAAGCTAAGAGAAGAGTTAAGAGTGGAAAGGGAGAGAAATGGCTACAAAAAAGAAAACGACTAAAAAGAAATCAGGCTCTACTCCTACAAACCCTGCTTTATATGCTCGTGTAAAAGCTGAAGCAAAGCGTAAGTTTGATGTTTATCCCTCTGCGTATGCAAATGGATGGTTAGTGCGTACATATAAGGCACGAGGTGGAGGATATAAATAATGTTTATTTTAAAAAATTATAGCTACGATGGAAATAAAATTTTTTTGTACAAGTTTGGTGGAACATACAGGCTTTATTGTTCTTTTTATAACCTAAAAAATTGGGTAAAAAGTAAAGGAACAAAAGAGTATATTTTTAATACATTTGATGAAGCTGAAACAAAAGCAAGTTTATTATTAAGCGAAGATAAACAGGAGCTAGATTGGACATTGCCTAAACTTTTGTCTCCTCTTTCAACTTTAGATAATCAAACTAATATTTGTAAAGAGTGTGGAGAAATTCACGGGCAAGAAAGTTACCCCTTTGAAGGGGCGTATACAGGGTTAAGATAAAAATAGAAAGGTTTTTAATTAATGTCTCTAAAAGAATGGTTTGGTAAAGGTAAAAAAGGTGACTGGGTTGATATAGGTGCGCCTAAAAAAAAGGGAAAATACCAAGCCTGTGGACGCAAATCAACGAAGACCAGCAAACGTGGTTATCCAAAATGCGTCCCAAGAGCAAAAGCAAAAACAATGACAGCTTCACAAATAAAATCAGCGGTTCAAAGAAAAAGAGCGGCTGGAAATCCTGGAGGTAAACCAACAAATGTTAAAACCATCCTCAAAACCAAGAGTACCAAGAAAAAAAGGACAACCCGCAAGGTCTAAAAAGCATTCTGATTTATATACGGATGAAAACCCAAAGGGTACAATAAAAGGATTAAAGTTTGCTACAAGAGATGATGCAGTAAAAAGTATAAGTAAGATTAGAAATAGCGGTAGATCTAAAGCTCATAAGATACAAGCCGCCATAGCGATGGAACAAAGAGCCAGAGTCATGGGTAAAAAAGATGCCGCTGGAGTGTATAGAAAATATATAAATAGTGTTAAAAAGAAATGACTACAACAGGAACAACAAGTTTTACACCAAATGTTAATGAGATCATAGAAGAAGCCTTTGAAAGGTGTGGGGTAGAGGCTAGAACTGGTTATCATTTTAGGACTGCTAGGAGGTCACTTAACTTATTAACAATTGAGTGGTCTAATCGTGGCGTAAATTTATGGACAATAGAGGAGGGATCTGTATCTCTTTCTCCTGGAACAATTGCATATGATTTACCGTCCGATACCATAGATTTATTAGAACACGTTATTAGAACAGGGACAGGTTCTAATCAACAAGATTTAAGCGTTACCAGAATTAGTGTTTCAACTTACGCAACAATACCAAATAAAAATGCAACAGGAAGACCAATTCAAGTTTATATTGACAGACGCTCTGGAGCCACTACATCCTCTGGTTCTATTCCGCCTCAGATTAACCTCTATCCAGCCCCTGACTCCTCTGAAGATTACACTTTTGTATATTGGAGACTCAAGAGAATCGATGACGCAGGAAACGGAGTAAATACTCAGGCCATACCTTTTAGGTTTTATAATTGCTTAATATCTGGCCTAGCATACTATTTATCTGCTAAAATACCAGGAGCTGAAGGAAGAATTGCCGCCTTAAAACAAGACTACGAAGAGCAGTGGAAACTTGCTTCTGAGGAGGACAGAGAAAAGGCTTCTATTAGGGTTGTTCCTACTAGCTCATTCTCTGCAAGGTAATGGGTAGGGCTTACGCTTCAGGTAAACACGCTATTGCAGAATGCGATAGGTGCGGATTTCGTTACAAATTAAAGCAACTAAAACAACTGACTATTAAAACAAAAAAGGTAAATATAAGAGTTTGCCCAGAATGTTTTGAAAAAGATCAGCCTCAATTACAAGTTGGTATGAAACCGATTGATGACCCTCAAGCTTTAAGGAATCCAAGGCCAGATTTAAATGCCAATCCTTTATCAAAAGCTAGAAATACTCAATATGGTTTTAACCCGGTGGGATTACGGGATCCTTTTGGTCTTGGGTATCCTAATAATTTAGTTGCAGATGTAAATGTAGGTAATGTAACAGTTACCACAGAATAGGAGAATTTATGAAAATTGTAAAACAACCAAAAAAAGTTCCGGTTCCACAGGCAAGTGGATATCCGAATAATGTTAGAAAAACACAAACATTAAAGACTAGAGGAACAGGAGCCGCTACAAAGGGTTTAAATTATTCTTCTGGTGCTATTGATGTATCTCATTCTTTGAGTTACAGATTTTTACCGAGCTTAAGAAAAGCTGTTTCTAACGGGTCCAAAGGTAAATGAATTACACACAGCTTTTTGAAACTATAAAAGGATATTGTGAAAACGATTTCCCTGATACCTCTTTTTCTGACACGGATGGGGCTTCTGCCACATTTACCAGTCAAGAGCAAATCAATACGTTTATTCGACAAGCTGAAAGAAGAATATTTAATTCTGTGCAAATTCTTGATTTAAGAAAAAATGTTACAGGAAATATGACCTCTGGAAATCAATATTTAACAGTTCCATCTGATTGGTTGGCTAATTTTTCTTTAGCTGTAATAGATTCCACAGGTGTTTATTCCTATCTTTTAAACAAAGATGTAAATTTTATTAGAGAATCTTTTCCAGACCCAACGGCTACTGGCAAACCAACTCATTATGCTTTGTTTGATCAGGACTCCTATATTTTAGGACCAACTCCAGATCAAAGTTATACGACAGAATTACATTATTTCTTTTATCCACAGTCTATTGTTACGGCAAATACTTCATGGTTAGGAGATAATTATGACTCAGTTCTCTTGTACGGATCTTTATTAGAGGCTCAAGTTTTTATGAAAGGTGAGTCAGACGTATTTAATGCGTACAAAGAGAGATATGGGGAGGCCTTGTCTGGTCTTAAACAGTTAAGTGAAGGAAAGAACAGGCAAGATATGTATAGAAACGAACAAGCGAGGTATCCGGTAAGATGATTGGGAATAGTACATCAGTATTATTAGGTGGTGGAGTAAAAGTTATGACTACCTCTGGTAGAGGTTTTAATGCAGAGGAAGTTGCAGAAAGAGCTTTGGATAAAATAATAGCTGTTGGAAGCGATTCGCATCCAGCGGTAAGAGCGCAAGCTGAAGCTTTTAAACAAGATATAAGAAAAGTTTTAGTTCTATATATGAAAGAAATGGTCAGGAGCCATAATACAACCTTAGCTCATAGGTTTAAGGAAATGGGTTATCCTGAATTAATTAAATTATTAGAGGAGTAAAAAATGGCTATTACACAAGCAATGTGTACATCTTTTAAAGCCCAGGTATTATTGGGAGTACATGATTTTAGACCTGACGCATCTGCTACATCAGACACTTTTAAATTAGCGTTGTATTCGGCCGGAGCGGCGTTAAGCGCCGGAACCACAGCATATGTTACTGATAGCGAATCTGTTGGAACAGGATATACCGCAGGCGGTTCAGCACTAACAAACTTAGGAGTAACTACAGGAGATTCTACTGGATTTTTAGATTTCAGTGATCTGACATTTAGTACAGTAACTGTAAATGCGGCTGGTTGCTTAATTTATAATAATAGCCCTTCTACAAATGATAATTCGGGGGCTACCTTAACAAATGCGGCTGTATGCGTATTGGATTTCGGAGGAACCAAAACTTCTACTGCCGGAGACTTTACTATAATATTCCCAAATAATACAAGCGCAGATGCAATTATTAGGATAGCCTAACAATGTCAAACGGCTGGGGTCAAAATACTTGGGGAACCTCAGACTTTGGATGGGGTGGTGTATCAGTAATTTCAGTTGAGGTAACAGGTGTTCCCGCTTCAGGTAGTGTAGGGTCTGCTGGAATTGAAAAATCAGCAACAGTTACGGTAGGTAGAGTAGCAACTCAAGGAGGATGGGGTAGAAGTTCGTGGGGTTCTGGTGCTTGGAACGAGGCTACTCAGTTACCTGATATGAGTATGGTTGGAGCTGTTGGCTCCATATTTACCAATGCGGATGCAAATGTTAGTGGTTTATCTGGAGTTAGCGCATTAAAGTTTTTAGGAGATGAAGAAGTAAGAACCAATAACAATATAAGTGTTACTGGTTTTGGTTTAACAGGTAATCTTGGAGCTACTAGTCAAAAATTAGTTAACAGGATAAATGCAAGTAGTATTAGTGGAAATTCTAGTTTAGGCAACATAGATTTAATTGTAGACGCTAATGTAAATGTTACAGGATTTTCAATGACATCAAATTTAGGCAATGAATTAGTTTGGGGAGAAATAAATACGGATCAAACCCCCAATTGGCAGACAATAAAAGAGGCGGCATAGGAGAAAAAAATGGGTTCATCATATTCAAATTTAAAAATACAACTCATGGGAACTGGAGATAATTCAGGCCAATGGGGAGAGGTTACAAATTTAAACTTAGGCACTGCGATAGAAGAGGCTATTTGCGAATCGGCAGATGTAGCTTTTTCACAAGACAGTGTCACATTAACTTTAAGTGATGTTAATACTACTCAAGTAGCTAGGCATTTACGTCTTAATTTAACAGGTACAGGATCGGCAGGTATAACCTTAACCATTCCTGATATAGAGAAAAATTACATAATAAATAATACTTTAGCCACTGATGTAGGTATAAAAAATTCTTCTGGGGCGCAAGTAACTGTACCCGACGGTAGGTCAGCTATAGTTTATAGCACAGGGTCTGGCGTAGTAGATGCAGTCACAAGCTTAAACACCGCAGAGATAACACAGTTAACGGTTGCAAGAACAACGCATTTTGACGGAGGAGTTTCGGCGGCATCCGTGTTAAATGTAGCACAAGCTATAACGGGTTCATCTACAGTATCAGACCAAGATGGTAATTTAAGAGATATACCTGTAAGTGAAAATTTATCTGGTAACTACACATTAGCTATAGGAGATGCAGGGAATCAATTAACTGTTAATTCAGCGAATGTTGTAATAACAGTTCCCTCTGCAACCTTTGCTGTAGGAGATATAATATCTGTTGTATCTGTAAACGGATGTACTGCTAGTCTGGCTTGCACTGCTATTAATGCTGTAAAAGCAGGTGATTTAGAGGCGACTGCTTTGCATACATTAGATGCAAATGGAGTTGCAAGTATTGTGTTTACTTATACAGCCGATTTAGCTGTACTCACAGGCAATATTTCTTAAGGAAAAATAATGATTGGAAGCCATCAACTTTTAATGACTAATTTCACAAGTGGAGACGTTGGAACTGTCGTAGAAACTTTTAATTCCACAGGTACATTTACTGTTCCAGCAGGTGTAAACACCATAGAATTACTTCTTGTTGGCGGTGGAGCGGGAGGCAGTGGAGTTCGAGGTGGCGGCGGCGGAGCAGGAGGTGTTGTTTTTTATTCAGCAGGAAACTCACTACAAGTAACCGCAGGAGAAACATACACCGTAACTGTAGGCACAGGAGGTACAGGTGGTGGTAATGGTTTTTCAGGTGCTACTGCTACAGGAGGATTAAACACCTCATTTACAAAATCTGGTTTTCCTGATTTAGTCGTGGCTAATGGCGGAGGTGAGGGCGGTAGAGGTTTTAATACTGAAGACGGTGAGGATGGCGGATGCGGAGGAGGTGCTGGAGCTACAAATGGCGCTGTATCTGGCGGAAGTGCAACTCAAACATTGATAGACTCCAATCGAGGCGATATTGTAGTGGGTCATGGTACAGCCGGAGGAAGCACTAACGGTAATAGTGCTACTGCTGGAGCAGGAGGCGGTGGTGGCGCTGGTCAGGCAGGAGGGAATGGAACTAATTCCAGTCCAACTAATACTGTTGCAAAAGGAGGCCACGGTTATACTGCGGATATTACTGGGATCGCTGTTACTTACGCTGGCGGTGGCGGTGGCGGGGAAAATCTTCCCGGAAATAGTGCGTCTGATGTTGCCGCAGGTGGTGACGGTGGTGGCGGTAGAGCAGGTTTTGATTCATCTGGCTCAGAAGACGGAGTTGACGGAACTGAAAATTTAGGTGCTGGAGGCGGCGGCGGAGCAGGTGGAACTAGCCCAATCGGAGCAGGAGGTGATGGTGGTGACGGTGTAGTAATAATTAAATATACAACGAGTTAACTATGAGATATTATTTTGCAAAATTAGATTCAAACAATACTGTAACTGCCGTTCATGTTGTTGCTCACGACAATTGTTTAGATTCAGACGGGAGCGCATCTGAAACGGCTGGAATAAACTTTTTAAATAACGTATTTGGCACTTCTGATACATATAAACAAACTTGGAAAGAACGTAAACCAGGAAGTCGAGAAAGAATACATAGAAAAAACTATGCAGGTGTTGGTTTTATTTATAGATCAGATATTGATGCTTTTATCAGACCACAACCTTTTCCAAGTTGGACATTAGATGATACTGCAAACTGGCAAGCACCGTCTGCGATGCCTACAGATGGTAAATATTATTCGTGGGACGAGGATAATCAAACATGGGTTTAAAAAAGGGTGGGGAATAGAGTGAATGATAGATGATAGATCCAATCACTGCATTGAGCGCCGCAAATTTGGCTTTCAATGGTGTCAAAAAAGCTATTCAGGTAGGAAGAGACTTAGAAGATATATTCCAACAGTTATCTACTTGGAGTGGTCATGTATCTGATTTACAAGAATGGATGGGACAAGAAAGGAAGTTCAAAAAACCTACTTTATGGCAAAAACTGACATGGGACAAAAGCGAAACGGCAGAAGCATTTGATGAACTTATTGCAAAAAAGAAAATTAAAGAGATGGAAGACGCAATCAAGCATGAGTTTACATGGGGAAAACTTCACCATCTTGGCATGGATGGGCCTTACGGCTACAGAGCCTTTATTAAGATACGCCGGGAAATCAAAGAAAAGCGGAAAAAACAAATATATAATCAGATGCGAAGGCGGAAAGCTTTCTTATATAACACCAAGATGGGAGTGGCAATTGGAACCCTCGTATTAATTTTATTGTGGCTACTGCATTTTACATGGACAGCAGTTATGGAGGCGAGTAAGTGAAAAAGTACACAAGGACAAGTTGGTCACATCATGGTGAATATATAAAATTTAAACAAGTCCCTGATCCTAATATAATAGCTACAAAGAAAGAGATAGTTAAAGTTATGAGTGAAGCAAATAATAAAGCAAAAAACTATAAAGTGTATAAATAAATGATTAGTATAGCTTTTTGGATGGCTACTTTAGTTCCGCATGTAGACCAGTATTATTGTAAGTTACAGTGGGTTGAAAGAAGTTTATGCACCTATTGGTGCGCTAATACAAAAAGAGGGTTCAACTGGTTTGAGCCAAAAACGGATAAAGGCTGTAAAATAGAAAAGTTGTTTTATAAAGTAGAAAAGGAAAAGACAAGTGTTTAATTTGATATCAGGGTTATTACCAATAGGAGAGAAGCTTGTAGAACGCCTAATACCAGACAAACAAGCACAGGCAAAGGCTCTTCAACAGTTAAAAAAAATGGAGCAAGACGGAAGTCTTAAACGCATGGAAGCTGAGTTTGCCGATAAAGATAGCGCCAGGAAGCGTGAAATGGCTATCTCTACCAGTGAACATAGTCCTTGGTTGAATAAAATAATTACCAGTCTACTTGCACTCGGTATTGTGGGGTTAGCGTTTGCTCTGTTTGCTGTTATATTATTTTTAGAGGTAACGCCTGCAAACAAAGATATTTTAATTTTCTTGCTTGGTAATTTAACAACTTTGGTGGGGTTGGTTTGCTCTTACTACTTTGGCAGTTCAGTTGGTAGTAAAGACAAAACTGAAGAAATTAAAGGATTGATGAAAAAAGAACCTAATCTGAAAGGGTAGAAAATGGCAAATTTAACTATTGCACAGCAAAAAAAACTAATAAAAGAATTACGAAAGGCCTCTGCTTTACATAAAGGACAGGCTGACTTAATTGAAAAAACTATGAAAAAACAGGCAAAGAAAAAATGATGGATTGGAATACAAGCACTTATTTTTCACAATATGAATTTAAATGTAGCCATACAGGTCAATGTGATATGAACCCAGAGTTTATAGACAAACTCAACGATTTGAGATTAGCTTTTGGTAAGCCTATGAAAATTACATCAGGTTACAGACATACAAGTCACCCTATAGAGAGAAAGAAAAAGACTCCGGGCGCTCACACAACTGGTCAAGCCGCAGATATAGCTGTATCAAGAGAAGATGCTTTTGATTTGTTGTCTCTTGCTTTGACAAAAGGTTTTACTGGAATTGGTATTCAACAAAAAGGTTCAGGAAGATTTATACATTTAGACACGTTAAAAAATTCACCAGAGAGACCAAGGCCAACAATTTGGTCTTATTAACATGGCTTTACAAAAACTACAATTCAGACCCGGTATAAATAGAAATATAACAAACTACTCTAACGAAGGTGGTTGGTTTGAGTGTGACAAAGTTCGATTTTTAAATGGGTATCCTGAAAAATTAAACGGTTGGATTACTTACTCACCGTCTTCTATATTAGGAACTTGCAGGGCTTTATTTGGTTGGGTGACTTCTTTTGATGATAATTTTTTAGCCATAGGTACAAACTCTAAAGCATATATAGAGGTTGGTACAAACTTAAATGATATAACCCCTTTACGTTCTGCTGATGCAACTTTAGCTGTTCATGCTTTTTCTGCTACAAACGCATCCTCTGTTATAGCCGTAGAAGCAACAGCACATGGAACGAACAATGGTGATTTTGTAACTTTTTCTGGAGCTTCTTCTTTAGGCGGGAACATAACTTCCGATGTATTAAATCAAAACTACGAAATTACAGAAATAGATGCTGACAACTACAGTATATCTGCTGACGTTACTGCTAATGCTTCTGACACAGGAGATGGTGGCCCTAGTGCTATAGGCACATACGAAATACCAGTCGGGAACGGGACTGTTACTTATGGATACGGATGGGGCGTTGGTACATGGGGTAGATTAGGTTGGGGTTCTGGTGCATTACAGCCAATATTATTACCATTAACTGTTTGGTTCTTTGATAACTTTGACAATGATTTAGTTATGAATGTAAATACTGGTGGTAAAGGAGCCATATTTTATTGGGAAAGAGGGTCGTCAACAGATCCGGGAACATCTCTTTCTACTAGAGCAGTAAGGTTAACATCGTTAGCTGGAGCAAAAAATGTCCCTGCCGAGGTAGGGCAGATTATGGTGTCTCAAACAGATAGACATCTATTAGCATTTGGAGCTACTCCTTTTTCAGGAGCAACATCATCAGAGGATACAGGAACATTTGACCCATTACTTATTAGATTTGCAAACCAAGACGAACCGCAAAACTTTAAACCAGAAATAACAAACAGTGCAGGATTTTTAAGAGTTAGTAGCGGGTCTAGAATTGTAACAGCGTTTAGAACCAGACAAGAGACATTAGTATTTACAGATATGTCTGTCCATTCCTTACAGTTTTTAGGAACCAGCGAAGTATTTAGTTTACAAGAGTTAGAGACAAACATATCCATAGCTGGACCTCGTTGTGTAGCAGTAGCTAGTAATGTTTTATTCTGGATGGGAACAGATAAATTTTATTTTTATAATGGTCGTGTGGATACATTGCCATGCAGTTTAAGAGACCATGTATTTAATGATATTAATTTTGATGCTTTGCCATATGTGTATGCAGGAACTGTAGAATCTCACAATGAAATATGGTGGTTTTACCCCTCGGCTGATAGCCAGACAAACGACTCGTATGTAACTTACAATTACAAAGACAAATTATGGTTTTATGGAAAATTAAATCGTTCTGCGTGGCTAGACGCTAATTTGAGACAGTTTCCACAAGCAATTGGAGAGAACACTTTGTTTGACCATGAAAGAGGAGTGGATGCAGATGGTTCAGCTATGACATCATTTATTACAAGTTCTGATTTTGATATATCAGATGGAGAGAAATTTACTCTTGTGAAGAGAATTTTACCGGATGTAGATTTTACGGGTTCCAATATAGAGGAACCTCGTGTTAAAATGACAGTAAAACCTAGAGATTTTACTGGTAGTTCGTACCGGATAGAAGACGATAAGAATGTTATTGAAACCTCTGTAGGTGTCTACACTAACCAAATATTTTTAAGAGCTAGGGCAAGGCAGATAGGATTTAAAATAACATCAGATACTTTGGGTACAAGTTGGAAGCTTGGCTCTCCAAGATTGGATGGTAAGCCAGACGGGAGAAGATAATGGCAATGAGGTCATTTCGGTCCCCTCCGTTACCATTACCCGAAGCAGAGTATGACAGTAGATATTTTGAACAACTTATTAAAATTCTACAGATATACTTTAGACAATTAGATTCAAAAAGTCCCCTGGATTTAGAGGGCTTGGCCTTGAATGATTTGCCGGAAAACCCAACAGGTCTTCCTAATTTTAGTTTATTTAGACAAGGCAGAGATGTTAAGATACTATTACCAGAAGATGCATATCCAAGAAGTGTCTCTGGTAGTGTTAGTCTTGGGTCAGTTTCAGTAACGATAACATAAGGATTTAAAATGTTACCTTTTTTACCAGCATTATTAGGAGCAGGATTACAGACAGGATTAGGATTAACAGCCCTTCAGGCTGGTCTTGCTACAGGACTTGGAACAGCAGTGGTCACAAAAGATTTAAGTAAAGGCTTGACAGCCGGACTTGGAGCTTTTGGAGGAGCTAATTTATCATCCGGTTTAGGACAAGCAGGACAGGCCACATCTGCCGCTCAAACAGGGCAACAAATGGTTGCTCAAAATGTACCCGGATCTGTCAGTTCCGCATCAGTTGCTCCCGCATCGGTTGGAGCCGCTGATTCGTACCAAGCCGCCTCGCAGTTAGCACAAGGACAACCTATATCCAATCTTACAACAGGTATACAAACTAAGCCCCAAGTCTTTGTCCCTAAAGGCAATCCTTTAGAAGGCGCAGATCTTGCCAAACAAGCGGCTACACAATATGGCGATTTAGGTACATCTGCTGAAAGATTAGCTTCTGTCCAAGAAGGATTAGGAGCTATAGGAAGAGATCCTAGAGCGTTGGAAGCCGCTGGAGGCGCTGGAAGCTTAACAATGTCTGGTCTTACAGCATTAACTCCAGCTTTGGAAACAGAAATGGATTATGAAACAGGCGTAAGCCCATCAATGATTAGGCCATATTCTTATGACCCTGAGACTACAGAATTTACTGCTCTAGATCCTTATCTAGCAAGATCAGGTGGAGTAATACCAGGTCTAACAAGTCAGGTTAGAATGCAACAAGGTGGAAGGTTCTTATCAGGTCAAGGAGATGGTATGAGCGACTCGATAAGAGCTAATATTGATGGTACAATGGAAGCAAGATTATCAGATGGGGAGTTTGTAGTACCCGCTGATGTGGTATCAGGGTTAGGGAACGGATCTTCAGATGCTGGAGCTGATAGATTGTATACTATGATGGATAGAGTTAGAAAAGAAAGAACAGGTACAACCAAACAAGCACCGGAGATAAATGCAAGATCAACCATGCCTGCATGATACAAGTTTCACAGGTTCCAACAGAGTATGTAAATAGTTGTTGGAAAGATGTTGAGGGGTATCTTAAAAAAGCCCTTGAATATACAAATGGAAGATATGAAATAGAAGATTTATATCTTGCAATATGCAAATACGATCATCACCTTTGGATCGCATTTGACGAAAACGAAATAAAAGGTGCTGTTGTTACACATATTTTAGTTTATCCTAGAAAAAAGTTTTTGTGTATGGCTTTTTGCGGAGGCAAAGAGTTAGATACATGGAAAGATGAAATGATTGTTATGTTAAAAAATTTTGCAATCGACATGAAATGTGACGGCTTAGAAGCTACTGGACGTAAAGGTTGGGCTAAGGCTCTAAAGAGTCACGGGCATGAATTTCTATGGGATACATTTGAATTACCATTAGAATAAGGATTTATTATGGGTAAAGGCAATAGTCAGCCAACCTCAACAAGTCAAACAACGATACCTGAGTACGCAAAACCTTATGTAGAAAGAATGCTTGG